TGATGGAGAGTTTATTTATCATGGTGCTATTAATTATTGGGAAAACGAAGTAGAATCATTAAAAAAAGATCCAGATGTTTTAAATGAATTTTACAGGCAATTTCCAAGAACTGATTCACATGCCTTTAGAGATGAAAGTAAACAGTCATTATTTAATTTAACAAAAATTTATCAGCAAATAGATTACAATGACTCTTTAATTAAAGAACATTTTTTAACGCAAGGCAAATTTAGTTGGAAAGATGGAATCAAAGATTCTAAAGTAGTATGGTCTCCAGATTCAAGAGGTAGGTTTTTAGTTTCTTGGATACCAGAAAAAAACTTGCAAAATTGCAGGTTAAATAACAACGGAAAGTATTTGCCGGGTAACGAACATTTAGGCAGCTTTGGTTGTGACTCATATGATATATCTGGAACAGTAGGTGGTGGCGGATCTAATGGAGCATTGCATGGTCTAACTAAATTTAATATGGATAACGCTCCTAGTAATGAGTTTTTTTTAGAGTATGTTGCTAGACCTCAAACAGCAGAGTTGTTTTTTGAAGACGTTCTTATGGCTTGTGTGTTTTATGGAATGCCAATATTAATAGAAAATAATAAACCTAGATTATTATATCATTTTAAAAACAGAGGGTATAGAAAATACTGTATGAATAGGCCTGATAAAATTTATAATAAATTATCAAAATCAGAAAAAGAAATAGGAGGAATACCTAATTCTTCTGAAGAAGTAAAACAGGCTCATGCTAGTGCTATTGAAAGCTATATAGAAAAGTATGTAGGTATGGATATGGAAGGTTCGTTTAGAGATAAATTGGATATGGGTAGTATGTATTTTAATCGTACTTTAGAAGACTGGGCTAGATTTAATATTAACAACAGAACTAAGTTTGATGCAAGTATAAGTACCGGACTGGCTATAATGGCTAATCAAAAACACTTATACACACCGCAAAAAAAAGAGTCAAAAATAAAGATTAACTTTGCAATGTATAATAATAAGGGAATATATAGCAAAATACGTACTTAATGGTAGATGTAAAAATTGATATAAACCCAGTTGGGTTTCCGAGCTTATTTGTTTCTGATAGTGAAAAAGATACGGTAGAATATGGATTGCAAATTGGACAAGCAATTCAATATGAATGGTTTCGAAAAGACAGCAGTACTTGTAGGTTTTACTCTCAATGGAGAGATTATCACAGATTAAGACTGTACGCTAGAGGTGAACAGTCAGTTCAAAAATATAAAAATGAATTAGCAATAGATGGCGACTTAAGTTATTTAAATTTAGATTGGACACCTGTTCCTATTATACCTAAGTTTGTTGACATTGTAGTTAATGGAATGTCAGACAGATTGTTTAAAGTTCAAGCATATTCTCAAGATGCTCTGTCTGCTGAGAATCGTTCTTCATTTCAAGATATGATTGAGGCAGATATGGTGGCTAAACCTATACTAAGTCAAATACAAAAAGGATTTGGTGTAAACCCTTTTGCAACTGATCCAGATGAACTTCCAAATAATGATGAAGAGTTGGCATTGTACATGCAGTTAAATTACAAACCAGGAATCGAGATTGCAGAAGAAGAAGCTATAAATACTTTATTTGAAGAAAATCATTATTCTCAAGTTAGAAAAAGAGTTGATTATGATTTAACGGTACTAGGTGTTGGAATGACAAAGCAGTATTTTTTAGCTGGTGAAGGAGTAAAAGTGGATTATGTGGATCCAGCTAATGTAGTATATAGTTATACGGAAGATCCGTATTTTAAAGATTGTTTCTATTGGGGTGAAATAAAAACTGTCCCAATGACAGAGCTTCCTAAAATTGATCCAACTTTAACTAATGATGATTTAGATGAAATTTCTAAATATAGTCAAGCGTGGTATGATTATTATAATGTAGCTCAATTTTATGAAAATAGTATATTTAATAGAGATACTGCAACGTTATTATATTTTAATTATAAAACAACTAACTCAATAGTATATAAGAAAAAGAAACTAGATGGAGGCGGAGCAAGAGTTATAGAAAAAGACGATCAATTTAACCCCCCTGAAGAAATGATGGATGAAGGGAACTTTGAGAAAGTAGAGAAGAAAATAGATGTATGGTATGAAGGTGTTATGGTTATGGGAACAAATATAATGCTTCAATGGAATAAAATGGAGAACATGGTAAGACCACAGTCGGCTTCTCAATATGCCATGCCTAATTATGTGGCTTGCGCTCCAAGAATGTATAAAGGTGTAATAGAATCCTTAGTAAGACGTATGATTACATTTGCTGATTTAATTCAAATGACGCATTTAAAACTTCAACAAGTAATCGCAAGGACTGTACCGGATGGGGTTTTTATAGATGCAGATGGATTAAATGAAGTAGACCTAGGAACAGGTAATGCTTACAACCCCCAAGATGCATTAAGGTTATATTTTCAAACCGGTTCTGTTATTGGAAGAAGCTATACCCAAGATGGTGAATTTAATAACGCTAGAGTACCTATCCAACAGCTAACAGCTAGTAGTGGTCAAGGCAAGATTAATAGTTTAATAGGAACTTATAATCATTATATGGATATGCTAAGAGGTGTGACAGGTTTAAATGAAGCTAGAGATGGTTCAAAACCCGACCCATATGCTTTAGTAGGTGTGCAAAAATTAGCGGCTTTAAATTCTAATACAGCAACTCGTCATATTTTACATGGTAGATTATATATTACTCAAACTTTAGCAGAAGCTTTATCTGTAAGAATTGCAGATATATTACAGTATGCAGAATTCAAAGAGGAATTTAAAATGCAAATAGGCAAATACAATGTAGGTATACTAGAAGAGATAAAAGATTTATACATATATGACTTTGGAATATTTATAGAAGTTGCTCCGGATGAAGAAGAAAAAGCTCAGCTAGAACAAAATATTCAAATGGCTTTATCTAAAAACGATATAAATTTAGAAGATGCTATTGATATAAGAGAATTAAAAAACATTAAACTTGCAAATCAATTACTTAAAGTAAAAAGACAAAAGAAACAAGAGAAAGATCAGCAATTTGCAATGACACAAAAACAAATGGATGCGCAAACAAAAATGCAAGTTCAACAAATGCAAGCTGAACAAGAAATGAAAAAAATTCAAATGGAAGCTCAAGTAAAAATGCAAGCAAAACAAGCAGAAGTAGCTTTTGATATTGAAAGGCTTAAAAATGAAGCTATGTTAAAACGTGAGTTAATGCAAGTTGAATTTGATTATAATATGCAATTAAAAGGCAGAGAAGAAGAAGCTGTAGATCAAAGAGAAAAAAGTAGAGAGAAAGCTAAAAACAAAAGAATAAGTCAAGCTAATACCGAACAATCAAAATTAATCGAACAAAGAAAGAATAATTTACCACCTATAAGTTTTGAATCTAATGAAGATACTTTAGATGGTTTTGATTTGGCTGAATTCAATCCAAGATAAATAAAATATAATGCAAAAAGTAAGTGGGCCGCAGTTAACCCAAATCAGAGAAGAATTTAATTTAAGGGTAGAAAGAAAATTAATTTTAGGCAAAACCAAAAGAAGATTTTGGGAATCCAAAAGAAGATTTTCAAATATTTAATACACCTAAAATTATATTTATAATTATTATTAACTTTGTAAAAATTAAATCAAATGGAAATTAAAGTAAAAGATTTAGGTGAAATGGAATCTAAATCAACACAAGAAATTGAAAAAGAACTACTTGATAAGCATGAAGCTCAGCAAGAGGCATTAGACAATTCCGCACCACAGGATGGTGTAGAGCGTATTAATCTTCAAAAGGCTCCTCCTGAAAAGGAATCAGTAGTAGAAGAAAAAGTTAAAGAACCTGAAGTTGAAGCTCAAGAAGTTTCTGCTCCAGAAATGTCAGATAGTGACGTTCTTTCATATATTGAAAACAAATACGGTGAAGAGGTATCTTCACTGGATGATTTCATTGTTAAGCGTAATACGTCAGAGGAATTACCTGAAGACGTCAAAGCTTACTTTGAATACAAAAAAGAAACAGGAAGAGGGATTGATGATTTTGTAAAATTACAACAAGATTATGATTCTATGAATCCTGATTCTTTAATTGCTAGTTATTATTCTGTAACCGAAGAAGGTTTAGATTCAGAAGATATACAATATTTAATGGATGATAAGTTTGGTTATGATGAGGATTTAGATGATGACAAAGAAAAAAAGAAAAAACAACTAGCAAAAAAAAGAGAACTATCTAAAGCTAAAAAGTACTTTAAAGAACAAAAAGAAAAATACAAACTTCCGCTTGAGTCAAGAGGAGTTGTTTCTGAGAGTGATGATAAGGAAATAAAAGCTTATAGAAAGTACATAGAGCAAAATGCTGTTTACGAAAAGGAAGCAGCTAATAAGCTAAATTGGTTTAAAGAAGAAACTAATAAAGTATTTAATAAAGATTTCAAAGGTTTTGAGTTTGTTATTAATGATAAGAAAATTTCTTATTTACCTTCTGCTGTTGAAGATGTTAAAAAGAGTCAATCGTCTATCGATAATTTTATTAAACAATATGTTGATGATAGAGGTTTGGTAAAAAACACTTCGCAGTATCATAGAGCTTTATCTATGGCCATGAATCCAGACAAGTATGCTAAGTTCTTTTACGAACAAGGCAAGGCTGATGCTGTTGATAATATATCCAAAAAAACAAAAAACATAAATATGGATGTAAGATCAGCTCCACAAGTCACATCAAAATCTGGCTTCAAAGTAAGATCTCTAAATCAAGATTCAGGTCGAGGTTTAAAGATTAGAAGTATAAAAAAAAATAATTAATAACATTTAAAAATTAAAAATTATGCCAGGAGCAGTAGCCGGCGCTCCATCATTTGCGTTACAACCAAGTGCTGAGAGAGTAGCCGTACAATCAAACTATATTACTAATTTCAATTTCTTGAATCAGTATCTTCCAGATACTTATGAAAAGGAGTTTGAAAGATATGGTAATAGAACAGTAGCGTCATTCTTAAGAATGGTAGGCGCTGAAATGCCTTCTAATTCTGACCTTATCAAATGGGCAGAACAAGGAAGATTACACACTAAATACGTCAATGTAACTTCAGCTGCAGCAGCAGCTCAAGATGTTGCTACATTAACTATTAATGACGCCCTTGTACCAGGTACAGGAGGAATTGCTATTAGAGTAGGACAAACATTTATGTTGTCAGACAGTTCAATTGGTTCAACTAATAGTAACAAAGGTATCGTTACTGGAGTTAACTATGCAGCAGGAACAATTGATGTTGCGTATTATGAAGCAGGTGGTCAAACAATGGCTGCAGCTGTACAGTGTTCATTATTTATATATGGTTCTGAATTCCAAAAAGGTTCAGTTGCTATGGAAAATTCTTTAGAAGCTGACGATGTCATTTTCCAAAACAGCCCAATCATTATCAAAGATCTTTACGAAGTATCTGGTTCTGATATGGCTCAAATTGGATGGATTGAAGTTACTACAGAAAACGGAGCAACAGGATACTTATGGTATTTAAAATCAGAACATGAAACAAGATTAAGATTTGAAGATTACCTAGAAACAGCTATGGTGGAAGCAGTTCCAGCTGAAGCAGGATCTGGTGTAGCAGCTATTGCAGCTGGAGTAGCATCAGGAACAGGTAATAAAGGATCTGAAGGATTGTTTTATGTGTTAGGTCAAAGAGGAAATGTTTGGGGCGGTGGAATACCTGCTGCTTTAGCAGACTTTGATGCTATCATTCAAAGATTAGATAAGCAAGGAGCTATCGAAGAAAACGTATTATTCTTAAATAGAGAATTTTCTTTTGATATGGATGATATGTTAGCTGCACAAAATTCTTATGGTGCAGGTGGTAGTTCTTATGGATTATTTGATAATGATGAAGAGATGGCTTTAAATTTAGGTTTCTCTGGATTCCGAAGAGGTTATGATTTCTACAAAACAGATTGGAAATACCTTAACGATCCTACTATGAGAGGTGATATTGTTGGAGGGAAAATCAACGGGGTACTTGTACCAGCTGGTTCAACTTCAGTATATGATCAAATCTTAGGTAAGAACGCTAAGAGACCATTCTTACACGTTAGATATAGAGCTTCTGAAACTGAAGATAGAAGATACAAAACATGGATTACAGGATCTGCTGGTGGCGCTGCTACTTCAGGAACTGATGTAATGCAAGTTAACTTCTTGTCAGAAAGAGCGCTTTGTACTTTAGGTGCAAACAACTTCTTCTTATTCCAAGATGCATAATAAGTAGTTCAATAATATCGGGGGGTGAAATTCACCCCCTAGATATTTTTTATAAATTTTAAATTAAATCAAATGAAAAAAAGTAAACAAGTATACCATGATAAGGTATACAGATTAAAAAGAGATGCAGCACCACTTTCCTATATGCTCGCATCTAAACACACAAAAAGAAAAGCCTTACTTCACTTCGATGAAGAAACAGGAATTAATAGATCGTTACGCTATGCCAGAAATCAAAAATCTATTTTTGAAGATGAGCAAGATGGTAACGCTATATTAGAACCTATTATTTTTGAAGAAGGAATGCTAAGAGTTCCAAGACAAAATCAAATTTTACAGCAATTCTTAAAACTGCACCCAGGTAATGGCAATGTTTTTTATGAAGTAGATAATGAACAAGATGCTGCCGCAGATATGGAAATCATGAACTTTGAATTAGAAGCTCAAGTAGCTGCGCGTGATTTAACGCTTTCTAAGCTCGAAAGTATTTCTAGAGTAGTATTAGGTGTTAGAGCAGATAAAATGACAACAGCGGAGCTTAAAAGAGATATAATGGTATTTGCTAGAAGAGACCCGCAAGAGTTTTTAGATTTAATTAACGACCCAATGGTTGGGTTACAAGATGAAGTAGTTAAAATGTTCAGCGCTACATTGTTGCAAATGAGAAACAAAAATAGAGATGTGTATTTTAATTTAAAGAAAAATAAAACTAAAATGCTTACGGTTCCTCATGGCGAAGAACCATCTTACATTGTAGCTTCTTACTTTCAAACAGATGAGGGTATTGAATCATACAAGCTATTAAAGAAAATGCTAGATAAATAAAGGAGTATATCCTCGAATAAATCAAATCGTATTTTTTTTATGTATCTTTGTGTAAACATTAAATGCAATGATAAACGAAGTACGAAATGCAGTGATGGCTGTAATAAATAAAAATAACTATGGGTACATTTCTCCTAGTGATTTTAATTTATTTGCAGAGCAGGCTCAACTTGATATATTCGAGGATTATTTCTACTTGTATAACAACCAACTTAATTCGGAAGTTATGCGCAAGTCAGGAACAGGATACGCTAACATAACTAAAGGTATTGTAGAAGTAATTGATAGTTTTTCAGTTAACACTATTCTTTCACAGGTAAATGCAAACCAATATAGTTTACCTGCTGATTATTATTTAGTAGATAAAGTTTTTTATTATTCCACTTTACTAGATTCTGGTACAGCTACTTCTACACTTGGCTCTCTATTAATAGATGGTGGGCAAAATTTTTTAAGTACTGTTACCCCAGGAAGTTTAGTGGTAAATACAACTATTTCATTGCAGGCTTTTGTAGTGACTGTAGATAGTGATATTCAATTAACACTAAGCAGCCCTATAATAGCTTCCGGACAAAATTATTCTATTTATTCTAATACCAATATTAGAGAAGTAGAAAGAGTTACTCAAAACAAAATATTTTATTTAACTAATTCCAATATTGCTGCACCAAACACA